GAGTGTTTCGCCAGCGTTAAAATCACGTTGTACTCTTTTAATTTCTCCAGAGTAATAATTGATTAAATCCTCACCTTGAAGTGGAGTAAATTCTCTTTTTCCTTGACTGCCTCTTCCCGTTCTACCAACATTTCTATAATAACCAACCACACCATCTTTTATTTCTACTTGTTGTCCTCTAGGTCCAACTCTTCCTTTTCTTTCAGCCTCATCTTGTACTGCTCCTAATCCAGGACTAACTGTAGATGGAGTGATGTCTGGATTTTCTGGGCTTTCTCCGCCAGTCGTTGATGCTCCTGGAGTTCCGCCAAAACCAGTTGGTATATTTTTTATAGCATTTACTATTCTATTTAAAAAACTTTGTGTAGCTTCTTTCAAATTGTCAATAGTAATTTCATCAATAATATTTGATATTTTTTCTTTGACTTTATTAAACTGTGTTAAAACTGTCGATTTAATATCATTGTAAATGTCTTCGATTTGTTTTACAGTGTCATCATAAAATGCTTGAACTTTATCTTTTAGAAATTTAAAAGCACTAAAAACTAATCCACCAATTAGACTACCAATTGCTAATCCTTTAAGCAGTTTATCAAAAAAACCACCGCCAGTTTCTTCAGCTTTTGTTGGAGTTGGTTTTGTTGCCGCAGCTGTTCCTACAGGTCGTTCTCTTTTAAATTGTGATTCATAAGCAGCTTCTCTTTCTGCCGCTCTTTGAAAAAACATATCAGATTTGTAGGTTGGTTTTCCGCCTTGTAGTTTTACTAATTTAGCAATGTTTTGCCTCGTAAGGTTCATGTCACGAGCCATGCTAGGTAAGACTAACGAATTTTTTGCGGAAATTTTAGCGTGCGTTGATAAATCATCAATCTTACTTTCTAAAATTGATGTGGAAAACTGTGCAATTGAAGGTGTTGTTTTTGCTACATCTGTTTTTATTGGAGCTTTGTAAGCTTTAAATAGTGAAGGAAATACAGCAGCTAAAAGGCTTTTCTGATTAAAAAATTGTCGAGGGTCTATTTTTTCTAAAGAAGCTTTACCAAGTGCTGTTGCTAAACCACCGCCAGCGGCCTTTTCTGCTTTATAAATTTGTGTTAATTTGCTTACTTTAGTGTCTGCCATTTTATCTTCTTTGTCTTTGTTGTTCTTTTAATCTTTCTCTTTCTTCCTCTAAAAATTTAACAAGCATATCAATATAAATCTGTCTTTCCCAAGGCATCATATTATCCAATTCTGTCAAACTATATTTGTGGTGTTGCATCAATGCGAAATTAGTTTGATAGTAATTGCCAAGGGTATCATAACCAAAATTTAGACGAAAAAATTTTGTATTCCTTCTACAAGAATTTTATCTTCGTAGCCACATTTTTTACATTTAAAATCTAATTGTTTTTTCATTTTTGGCATCGTATTAAAAAAGTTTTGTATTTTTGCCAAATCGTCTTGTTGTAAATTTTCCACAAAATCAATCAACTCTTGTTTTTCAGTATCTTTAGCATAATACATTTGATTTTCATCATAAATGTAATCAATACAAGAAATTACAACGTCTAGTAAAATATCAAAATCATTTTTATCTATTTCTCTCATATTATTCAACATTTTTATTGTTGGATACTTCATCACAATCCCAAGTTTTTTAGTAATCTCAATTTTCTTAGAGTGTTCTGCGTTTATTTCGGGCTTGATATCCAAAAGATTCACATCAAAATTTACCAGAGAACCGCATTTTTTTGTTTCGCCATTTTCATCAGATACATTGTTATTACAAGTATATTTTAAATTGATTACTTCACCTACTGATTTAGCACGAAGGTTCATAAACAAATTTTCTAAATCGAATGTTGGTAACTCATCAATGTCAACTTTAGAAACAAGACAATTATTTAAAACCTGTTTCACCACATCTACAATTTCATTTTGATCGTCAGATTGTGCAGCCATTAAAAAGAGTTTTTGCTCTTTTACTAAAAATGGTCTGAACTTTACTTTTTTTCCGGTTGAAATCAGTGTCGTTTCATAAACAGGCACATCAATTTTCGGCAACATATTAAACCTCCATTAATTAAAAAATCTTCCAAATATTTTTCCAAAAGGACTTGTAACTTTATTGTTAAAATTGGTTACACTTCTAGCCACTGAATCGCCAAACAACTGTGCAGCTGCGGCAACTAAGTCATAATTTCCTTCGTATATAACTTTATAACGCTGATAGGCAAATTGAACACCAAGACGATGAAAACCATCCTCACTCCACGCCAATGGTGCCGGTGCAATGCCAATTGGAAACGCATCAATTAATTCAACGGCATAAATTTGTCTTATAAATTCATCGTACTGTATAATTTTTATATTAGTTAAGTACCTAGACTTTTCACCTTTTGGATATCGTAAATTGTTTGTATCACTAGGCATAATCGATTCGAGCCACTTTTCGAACAACTTACGCTCATAGAATTCGTTTGTACATATAAAGTTAAGCGTCATATCATTGTATTGTGTTTGATATGGAACTTTATAAATTGGTCCATAAACTTTAACATCACTTGTTAATAGTGTTTTACCTGGTAATTCAGCACTTTCACATTGTAGAGCCAAATATCTAGAAAGTGTAGCATTATCGCTGAGTGATTGCGGGTCACCATTGGCACCACGAATTGCTTGCGTAATGTCGGCCACAAGAGTATTGGGTAAATTGATAAGTTTTTCCAGAAATGAATTGCCAACATACTGATTGATGTATGATGGAATTGGCAAAACAACTTCAAATCGGTTTGGCTTAGCGAAACCCTCTTTGGCGTTGACGTTAGCTAAAAATGATTGTGGTGAGAATGCCATTAAAATTTCTTCCTAGATTCAGCATACACTTTGTTTGCTGTAGCTCCAACGAAAAGAGAAACTGGTAATAAGGCCGCTATATCCCATTCATCAGCAGTAACTTCCAAAAACCTAGATTCAACATGATTAAACAGATAACGTTTAATACAAGGCTTGGCTTCAAATGTTTTACTTGCTCTCGAAAGTAAATCATAACTCAACCTAAGTTTTGTGGTCTTGTCAAACTTGGTATTGTTTGCATATTCACTTAACTTATCCAGAAGAATGATACGCTGCTTTGGGTGTATATAATGTAAATTCAACCCTAAAAATCCATCGTTATATTGTTCTATTGGTAAAACCAGTGGGAACCTGTCGTAATATGGCAGCTTATCCTTCGTTTTTGGATCGTAAAAGTAAAAATACATACGACCAATGATGGCATTATTTTTCAACCTTTGACGGTCCGCTAAAAGTGCTTGCCGACTGGGTTTCAATGTCGGTACTTTGGCTCGTAGCCATTCACGAGCCTGATTTGTGCGAGTGCTCAAACCCTCTTTTGCAAGGGAACTTTTAATGCGGTCGAGTAAATAAGCCATGATTTATTTAGGCGAATTGCTAATATTACCTTACTTACACTGGTTTGGCCTTATAAGTATTGGTGCCTGCTTTCAAACAATACCTAGATTCTTCTCTGTAAGAATTCTAAATTCCCATCCACGATCCTTACAGAATTCAGTAGCAGCCTTCCATTTAGATTGATTGACGGTATAGGTAATGTATTCGTTAATGAATTTCTGTGTTTGTCTTTTACGGACTGGTTGTTTGGTTTGATATTCTGGTTTAACCTCAACCACATGGGTCATTACTGTTCCATCTTTCTTTTTGACCTTTATAATGAAATCTGGAAAGTACCGATGAATCTTATTGTCAACTGGATTGTAGTATTTGATTGCTAACTCTTCGGAAGACCAATAAACCACACTCTCGCTTTGATCGAGCCAATCCATTACTTTTCTTTCCCAAGTAGACCGCCAAATGATGTTTGTGGCATCACCAGCGTACTTCTGTGGATTTTTGGGTGTAAATTTTCCTTTATATGACATAAATATATTTATTCTCATAGGAAAAATAATGGCTCTATTTTCATTCACCGACATACGATTTGGAACAGCTGCTAGAAGAGTGGGATTAAACGGAAGGTTAGCTGGCAGTCAATATGATTCCAATTTATATCGTTATCCAATAGATTTAGGTGAGGCAGATAAAGGCCATTATATGGTTTTTCATATCAATGTGCAAACCAAAACAGAATTTAGTTCACCACTTTCATTCGATACTCCAGATATACTTAACAGTCCAAATCGAGTTACTTCTGGTTTAGCTAATATCACTGATGCAACAAGTTGGCTTCGAGAACAAACGGATACTGCTGGTTTAGAAGCAATGGAAGGATTACAACTAACAGAATCGACAAGGACGGCTATCGAAACTGTCAGGTCAAATGTTGGCCAAGGGTTAGATTTCGTTGGAGAGTTAGCTAAAAAAGTATCGATTCAAGGTGCAAGAACAATTCAAAGGACCGCTGAAACAATAGCTCTATACATGCCCGATACTTTGAATTTTGGATACGATCAAAGTTATGATGGCATTTCTTTGTCGAGCCCATTTTTTGATATTCTTAATGCTGGTAAAGATGTTTTGCAAGCAGGTTCTTCGATAATTGATTTGGCAAAAGGTGGTCAAGTATCTGTTCAAAACATTATGAAATCTATTCCTGGCAACTTAACACCTTTTGCTGTAGATTATTTAAGTAGATTTGCACCATCTAATATTTTTGGTTCTAATTTTGGTCGATTTGCTGTGGCCTCATTAGGTGTTGCAAGAAATCCATTGTTGGAGGTTATTTACACTAGCCCATCATTAAGAAAGTTTCAGTTTGATTTTCTTTTTTATCCAAGAAGCGAAAAAGAAGCACAGCAAGTTCAAAGCATTATAGATTCTTTTACATTTCATCAATCACCTGAAATTTTTCCGGGTTCTGGCGGCGTGTTCCTTATTCCACCATCTGAATTTGACATTAAATTTTATTATAACGGAAAAGAAAATCCTAACATACCAAAAATATCAACTTGTGTTTTAAATAGTTTAAACATTGATTATGCACCATCTGGATTTTCGGCTTATGAAGTTCCCGGTGAAACAACTCCAAGTATGGGTAAAACTGGTATGCCGGTTGGTATTCGTTTACAATTGAATTTTACAGAGACACAAATTGTTACTAAAAACTCTTTGAGGCCAGATAGTTTTGCATCACAAGCTGAAAGTGTTTATTCTCCAAGAGATGAAAACGGTGAAGTAATTTACATAGGATAAAAAATGGCAGGTTACTTTTCAAGATTCCCCAAACTCTTCTTTTCTGTAAATGATGGTCAAACAGTTGATCGCATAACCAACATTATGGCCAAGTTTTCTTTGAATGAATCTATCAAAGAAAACACTGCTGTTTATTATGAATATGATATTACCGAAAGTGATACGCCAGAAGTTGTCGCACATAAAATGTATGGTTCGGCACAAAGGCATTGGATTGTTTTAATGATGAATAATATTGTAGACCCACAGTATGATTGGCCACTGACCACGATTACATTAAATAATTTTATCGATGCTAAATATTCAAACACACAATATGCGAATTCAAATACATCTGGTGCTGGTTTAACATATGCTACTTCAAATGTTCATTCATACTATAAAATTATTACGACAACAATACCAAATGGTTCTAAGATTATCAATGAATATCAAGTTGACGCAAATACCTATGCTAATGTTACTGTAACAACATCAAGTGTTACACTGCAAGACAATAATGTAATTACGATTGCCACCACAAAAACCACTAAAAATTATTACGAACATGAAACTGAAGTGAACGAAGCTAAACGAAAAATTAAATTGTTGAAACCAGAATTCGTAACAGCCCTAGAAGACGAAATTAAAAGAGTATTTTAAGAATGGCGATTTCATTTAAAAGTACAACACAATTTAAAATTGAACGTTTAGAATTAATTATAAGTTCCAATCAAAGAATTTCTATTGATGCGCTTTTTAGTGAATTAAACCTTTACGACAACCTTTTTACGCCCTGTGTTTCCGGTAATATATTAATTACCGATACATTAGCGTTGGTAGATCAACTCAAATTAAATGGCGACGAAAAAATATACATACGAATTTCTAAAGACGAAGATCAAGAAGATTTTAGATACGAAAAAGAGTTTGTGATTTACAGTCTCACAAACAAAACAAATTTAAATATGACTTCAACGGCTTATGTTTTGAATTTTGTATCTAAAGAATTTTTGTTATCTTTACAGAAAAAAGTAAATCAAAATTATGTTGGCACATTTACTGATATAGTTTATCAAATTCTTACCGACACTAATTATCTTGGTGTTGCTGAAGAACCGCCACAGAATGGAGAAAGTGGAGTTGGAGTATTTTTTCAATCTGAGGGCTTACAGAATTTAATATTTCCAACATTAACACCTTTTGATGCTATTAATTTCGCATCTCAAAAGGCTTTTGCACAAAACAATCCAGACTTTTTATTTTTTGAAACACATAAAACTGGTTATAATTTTTTACCATTAACTTACCTTCTACAACAACAGAATGTTTTTGAAATTAACTTTAAACCAAAAAATCTATCCAATACAGCCAATGCTAACGAAGATGAGTTTCTTGGTGCTCGTGATTTAAAAGTTTTATCTCAGTTTAGTGTTTTAGATGGTGTTCAAGGTGGAATTTTTGCTGGTCGATTTGTTGGTTTTGATACACTCACAAAAACAACCAAGATAACAACAATTGTCAGTAACAAGAATTTATCAGACGAGAATAACAAAGGTTTTAATCAAATGACCAATTCAAGGGTCGTTTCTTATCCTTTTGCTTTACCTAGAACCACAGTAGAATATATTAAAGATAATGACCCTGAAAAACAAAATATCATGGATCATTCTGAAAATTATGTGTTTCAAAGAAAAGCTATATTTACAAATCTCATGCAACAACGGCTTCAATTAGTTATGCCAGGTAACTTTGAATTATTTTCTAGTCGAAACATATATCTAAAAGTTCCCAAATTTTCTACACAACTTGGCGAAGACGCTCTGGATCGTTTTTTATCTGGTAAATATATAATTACAGGAGCAAGACATATTGTTAAGCCCAATCGTCACGAAACAATTGTTGAAGTTTGTGCCGCACAACTATTGGGTTTAAAAAATAACCAACTTGGCGCTGAAGATTTTACTCAATTTTACTCTGAACAAGAATTACAAGATTTACAACTTTAAGGAATTGGTTTAATGTTATCGCAAGATTTTTATGGCAAGAAAGGTTTTGTTTGGTGGATTGGTGTTGTTGAAGATGATTATGACCCACTACTTCTCGGCCAAGTTCGTGTTCGTATCATTGGCGTTCATAGCGATGATACAAGTTTGGTGCCAACTGAAAGTCTGCCGTGGGCTCAAGTATTAAAACAACCAAGTGCTTATGATGCTCTTGTTTGCCCAAAAGTTGGTGAATGGGTTTTTGGATTTTTTCAAGATGGTGAATACGCACAAATTCCGGTAGTTATTGGTACTTTTACAGGTATTGAAAGTGAACAATCTAGAACAATATATGAAACTTACACTGTTAAAAGTGGTGGCGAAAATGCTGTTCCAAGACCAAGCACATCGGCCGCTGGCGTTACAGTTACAGATGTTGTGAAAGTTGGAGAACCAACTACACCAAAAACAGCAAGAAATAGCATAGAGGGCACAATTGTTGCTGTTACTAATTCAATAAGATCGGTGAAATGTGATTTACGACCGGAAGTTGATAAGGCCATTTCTTACTTGAAAGGTCAATTTAATTTAATTTTAGAAAAACTTAGAGAAGCTATACGTGCTATTTTAGCAGCGATAGGTTTATATCCTGATGGAGCAAGTTCTTATCTTATGCAATTCGTAAAACAAGTGGCTGCGATTGTTAGAAAAATAGCACGTGCTTTAGATGAAATTACAAGAGAAATCGCAAAACTACAACGGCTTTTTACTTTGATTCAACAATTCATATCTTATGTCACTAGTTTGCCAGAAAGGCTCGCTAAAGTTTTTGCTGATTGTGTTGCAAAGTTCCAAAAATTAATCACAGGACTTTTCATCAGCATTCTTTCTCCTCCAGAACTAAATTTTGACACTGGTATATTTGATGAATTGACAAGTTCCTTTAAAGATTTAGGAAATTCATTTGATAAATTGATAAGTACAACAGCCACAACTTTAGCAATGCCGGCACGGATGTTAAAATCACTAACAGCTCCGTCCAATTCAACAACATCACAAAGTATTCAAGCTCTAGGTGGAACAAGTGGAGATGAATTAGGAAATATGACTGAAACTGAGTTACAAAAAAATATGAATGGCCACGTTAATGCTGTAAATAAAGCTGGAACAAAACTTTATAATCGTCGAGCTGTAATGACCGATGCTGCCTTTGGGTGTACCGTATAATGTCTTCAATACCTGTTAATGATTATGAAGGTTGGGTTGAGCCAGAGTCCGACGCTAATGAAGATTTTCCACCAAAATATCCATATAATAAAGCTACAAGAACACCTTCAGGCCATCTCATCGAAATAGATGATACACCTGGTGGAGAGAGAATTCGTGTTACTCACCGAACTGGTAGTTTTATTGAAATGGGCGCTGATGGTAGCGTTGTGCATAAAACCATTGGTGATGATTATCATGTAACTTTAGGTAACCGAAATGTTGAAGTTTCTGGATTTTGTAACATAACAATTAATGGTGATGCCTTAGTAGATGTAAAAGGCGATAAGTATGAAAAGGTGACGGGTGATTATAGTTTAGAGGTTTTAGGTGAATTGACTTTAAGGTCTCACAAACAAGTAAATGTTCTTTCCGATCAAGATGTTAAACTTGGTGCTGGTAGTGGAGTTTTAAGTGCTGGTGCAGTTTACATGACAGCTTCCGATAAAGTTTATGTTACTGGAGATTTTCATGCTGGTGGTGAAATTATTGGCGACATTATAACTTCACTTACAAGAGTTGATGCTGGTACTGGTGTGAGTGCCGGGCCTTTAGGATTTGTATCGATATTAGGTGGACTTTCAATTGGCGTTCCTGTTGCTGTTCCAGGAAACATTACAACAATTGGTGTGGTAAATGCCGGAATATCTGTTAATTCGCCATTAGGCAGTTTCTTATTATCTGATTCCGTTTTGATGACAGATACAATTAATACATCATTACATAATGTGCATTTTCATGTTGGTTTTAAAGGACCAACTGGACCACCTATTCCAGATATGATATAAGGATGAGAAATGGTTGCTGGAGTTAGAGATAGTTTTACAAGAGTAGGAAGAAATGGCAGTGGAGGTGATGTTTCAACTCCGACACCGCCAAGTTTGTCGAGCTTTTTAACAACGAATACACAAGATACTAACCAGAATCGGAAATTTCCTAGTAGTTCACCGACTGCAAGTGTTTTTGGCCGACTTGGTTGGAATTTCGACCCAGCTGATGATACGATTTTAACTTTATCGGATTGTATTATAACTCAGCTTAAAAAAATGCCAAGGTTTTTAAAAGATTGGCAAGCTGAGGATATGCGAAACGGTAATGTTGGAAGTTACTACAAGAATCCAGTGGCCGATGTTGTAAGTTCTATCAATAGCGCTTTAGAACAAATACAAAGTAAAATTTTTGTTGGCACATCAACTTCATCTAGTGGTGAAGAAGCGCCAGTCACAAGCAACATTTATATTTCACCTCTAGAAAAT